CTCTTTCTCTTAGATCATCTCTGATTGCGGCAGCTTCTGCTCTGCTTAGGCCAGCGGTAAACCCAGGATTCTGCTGCGCTCCGCGAACAAGTCTTCTCTGGCCGCCAGTTGCACGAGTATTAGCGTTAAAAGTTCTTTGCTCAACGCCAAGTGCTTGTAGTCGCTCGGCGGTTTCTTCAAGTTGACCGCTTAAGTTGGCAGCAGCTACCTGAGCTGCATTTAGATCTCTTGTAAGATTTCTTACTCTATCAGCGCCAGCTAGCTGAATCTCAATCGTTTCTCTGTTGACAGCCACGGCGCACTATCGACCCAAGTAGCTCCAGCGTAGCCAAGGAAAAAGGGGGCTCACCGCCCCCTTCTCGCTTTCTTCATTGACTCGTCTTGATCCTCTTTCTTGATCTGGAAATATCCAGACCACATCAAGACTTCTTCATCGGTGATCGTAGAGTTAACCTCAACATAGAACTTGCCGAGTGTTTCGGCAATCACCATCTTCAGGTAGGTCCAGCGGTCTTGCCGGAGTTCGTCTGCGATTTTTTTGACGAAGTTTCAATGGAGTCATCATCGCTACCGAGCACTGCAAGTTGCAGCTTTTGCAGGTCTTCATCACGCACCTCGCGCTTCAGTTCATCAATCTCGCCAGGGGTGAACATGGCATTGCCATCCTCATCCTTGGCCTTCAGCACCAGCAGGTGCATCAGCCAGTTGCTGTCATCATCGGACTTGGAAGCCTTCTTGGCGTTGGCGCGGGCACGGTCACGTTCTGCGGCCACCAGGGGAGTGACGTACATGGTCAGGACGGTCACGCCATCACTCAGGGTAATGTCCTTGCGAGCAGGCTCAAGGTTCGCAACCTTCTTCAGCCTTTCAAGGGCAGCGCCAAAACCCATCGGCGCATTCGGGGAAGCCATGTGAATAGTCGGAGGCCCAACAAGTGTAGCAACAAAAAAGCCCCCGGATTGCCGGAGGCCCTTGATCTGTCAGCCGGAGACCATCAGACGGTCTTCAGGAAGTCCAGCGTCACGTTGCCAGCAGGACGGAAGTTGATGGTCACAGCCTGCGCATTGTCCGGGTTGGCGGCGAAGTTCGCAGAGGTGAGCACCACAGGCATCTGGATGAAGCGGCTCAGCGTGTCGCTCACGGTGCCGCCGGAGGAAACGGAGTCGATGTAGAGCTTGACCGCAGCACCCTTCTGCTTGCGCTGCATCACGTCGGTGATCAGGCGGTTTGCCAGAGCACTGTCGTCTTCAGTGAAGTACACCGTTGCGGTGCCAGTGCCATCAGCGTAAGAGATCTGATAGCGCCGGAAAGGCACAAACTGGCTCGACGGGATACCAATGGTGGTTACGTCGATTTCAGACAGGGTGACTTCAAAGCTCCAGTCCCGAGTTTGTGCAACCGGGGCGAAGCTCTTGTAGACGATAGTGGCCAGCGAATCACCAAAGCCGCTCGGCGCAGCAGTTGCGGCCACAGCACTACCACCAAGAGTCGAACTCAGAGTGATCACCCCGGTGGTGGGGTCGTAGGTCTTGATGAAATAGTCGCCAGCGGCAATCACGCCAGCAGGCAGCGTTGCGCCAGCCGGGTAGGCCAGCGTCACCGGGTCATTCACACGAAAACCCAGAAAGGCGGGGCCTGTGATGTTGGCGCTGGAGCCAGAAAATGCAGTAGCAGTGAGACAGGCTTCGGTGTTTGCAGGCTTATACCAGAAAGCGCCCGAGGAGCCGGTCAGTACCGTGGTTTCACACGTCATGGACCTTGGTGCAAATGAACAGCAGTGCGGGCACTGCCCGATGTCACAATCCTAGCCAAGGTCACTAGCCTGCCAACTCGCCTCAACACGGGCCATAAAATGAGGCTGTGCGTTGTCAGAAAAGAACGTAGGTCCCTCTACATCCCTGGTTCGCAAGAATATGCCAGAGATACCTTTTTTCGTCTTGGCCAAGTTCTTGAGCACGGTTCTAGCTGTAGTGGCAAGCTCTCTGGCACGTTTGCCGCCTGCATTCTTCTTGGCGAAGATTCTGACGATAATTGCACCCCTGGCTCGATCAAGCAGGCAGTCAAGGGTGTCCTCGCTGGTCATGCCAAAGGTGATGTTGACCATCACGTATTCACCCGGCGCATCGGGTGGCATCGCCACCACATTATCGAAGTAGATCTTGACAGGTGGAGTGAGCCCCTTAAAGGCGGTGTTGAAGGGCTTTTCAATGGCCGCACATATCTTTTGGTGATTCATTGCGCTGCTCTCCGCTACCTGATGTTAACGCCAGGGCCAGGGCCAAACGCAAGCTTCACGGCCTTGCCTACGCTACCCGAAAGCGCACCGCCACGAACGTAGTTGGTGTACCAATCGGGTTCTGCGGTAGAAACATTGTCGCCAGCGCCGGATACGTCGCCACGGAAGGTAGGCCCGAATGGACGCTCACCATACTTAATGCCAAATTCAATACCGCCAAGTGGCTCAATACCTTCGGGCTTCCTCCATCTGCCAGGCGCTAAATCCATGGCATACAGCGCATAGGGGGACGTATTTGCAATCTCAAAGACTGCAACACGATTCATTTCACGAGCTTTGGTGCTGAGCTGTGGAATCCGACGTGTCGCGTAGGGATAGCCCCCGGTTGATGTTTGGCCGGAGCCAATTGCCAGAGCCTGCCAGCTATCGCGGAACTTGCCGCTATATGCTGGACCAGCTTCTGCCAAGTCATTCATCACATTTGCAGCCGCTTGCCTTGCTGCAAGGTTGATTTGGTTCTTTATGCTAGTTGGAACCGAATTCCAGTTCTTGAATTTAGCAGCAAGCCCGCCTTTTATCTCACCTCTGCGGCTCAGGTCGGATCTTCTTACTGTTGGCCTGCGGGCTCTTTTCATTACGTCAACCTTGCAATAACAGAGTGAAGGATTGGAAGGCTACCTCTATAGGTTAGCGGCATGATGATCTTTGCGACCCTGGTGACGCTTGCCTGGGAATACTCAATCCAGTCAGCAGTCTTTGGATAGTAATCACCAAGCTTATCAGCGGCAATCAAAATCTTGATGTCAGTAAGCTGAACTTCACCTTGAACCTCCTCCGGTTGAAGTTGCAATGGCAAAATGTTGAGATGCACCCTGGTATCAGCCGGGATCTCCTGATTCGTAATCGGATTGGTCTTGACCTCGAAGGTTCCCGTGTCCGGGTCATACTCAGGCTCAAGCGGCTGCTTCACGTAAACGCCAGGAATGCCCCACTGATCAATCAGCGGAGCAGGTAGCGAACCAAATACGTCGTCAACAAGCGACATGATCAGAAACGATTACTCCAGTTGCCACCATAAGGCCAGAGCTGACCATTGATATATCGCACACCAGAGGGCTTCTGCCGAGTCACGAAACTCCTGTAGCCAATTCGTGCATTTGACTCACGCCTGACTCGCGGTTGATAGAAATCCCCACGGATCATGTACCTTGCGAAGATGTCCATGCAGAAAGGTGGGATAAATAACATCCCACTTTGCGACATGGCGCTTTTGTCGAATTTGACCCTCAGATCACTGCGGCCAAGTTCAACCTCTTCATACTCGCTGTTTCTGTAACGCTTCGCACCGCCATCTGCATCAGCAATGCCGGTGTAGCCGCCATTGGAGCCAAGAAACGCTGCCATATAGGCAACGCCAGTCTTAAAATCAACAGGCAGGTCGTCGTCTGGAACAAAGTAGTAGTCTGCTGCAACCCTTCTCGGCCAGGCAAGGCCCTGCTCAACAGAAGACGGCTGACCCTTCCAATGCAAAGGATTGATTGCCATCGTTGCAGCAACCAGTGACTGCTCCTGCTGAACTTCATCGAGTTCAAGCCAAGCGGCAACGCCAAAACTTGCAGGCAACCCCTCAAGCAGTTCGATGGCCTCCGCAACCGACAGGTAGGAGTTGGCGTCAGGCGCCCCCAGCGTCGATACAAAGGCCATGGCTACTCACCTCAGGCGGGCTTGGGAGGGGCGCTCGGCTTCGCCTTGGCAACGGTAGCGGCGGGCTTGGCCCTGGGCTCCTCGGGGGCCTCCTCGGGGGCCTTCTCGGGGGCCTCAGGGGTGGGCTCGGGTGCGGTCGCAGCAACCTCGGCAGCGGCACGCTCAGCAGCGGCACGCTCGGCAGCTTCACGACGCATCCTGAAAGTACCAGCGCTCATGGTGAAATCTCCAGAAAAAGTGAAGCCCCGGCGAACCGGGGCGGTTGAACTTCAGTGGCCGATCAGATGTAGCAAAGCATCCGGGTGATGCGGATGTTGCGATCATCATCAAACACCTTCTTCCAGTTGGCGGCAGTCGCCAGCTCGGTGTTGCTCGGGGCGGCCTTGGCGGCATTGCCGATCCAAGAGATGCCGTTGGGGTGAACCAGATAGTGGGTCCGGTTAATCAGGAAATCGATCCCCAGGAACTTGTCGCGGTCGGTTTCCACCGGAGTCTTGGCAGGGGCAGTCGCGTAAGCGAAAGCGCCGGGGCCGAAGAAGTAGGTGTGATACACGGTCTTGCCGCTACCGCCGCCAGTGCCGGCATTCAAATCGAACGGCAGCTTGTCGTCCTTAAACACCGGGCGACCCAGGTAGGTAGGACGCTCCAGCGCTTCAGTAGACAGGCGGGTGTCGATCTGCGAGGTCTGGCTGGCCGGAACGATCAGATCCAGATCCATCAGGGCGTAGAACACCTGAGAGTGCATCATCACGCCGGTCAGCTCGTCACCAGCATCACCAAGCTTGGCGATACCAGCCACCATCAGGCTCTGGGAAAGGGCATCACCAGTGCCGCCGACAGAGTGGCTGCTGACCAGGGGGCCGCCAGCACCGAAGATGCCACGCAGGATGTTGGTGCAGCTTTTCTGCATGTCGCGGATCCAGTAGCGACCAGTGCTCCGGGCAATCGCCTGAGCGGGGTCACTGCCAGCCAGGTCAGCAGCAAGGTCGCTGGACTTCCAGGACTTCCGGCGCATCAGACGCACGCCGACTTGCAGATCACCAGCGATGTCCTCGGGCACGCTGGGCTCGGTGTCGGAGTCAATCTCCGAATCACCACCCAGATCACCGAAGAACGGCAGGTCAACGGTCTTGCCGCCTTTCTGGAATTCGGATTGGATAGCGCCGTTTGTCACCATGAGGCCGGAGGTGACAAGGGCATTCTTGTCTTTGATCTCTTCTTGCTGGTAGCCCAGGAAGAGTTCGGGAATAAGGGGAACGCCTGCGAGAAGCATTTTTCTGAAAGCGAGGTAACAGGTTTGCGGCCAAGCCGCTCGTTGATTCAGCTTCACAGCACTGCTGCTGGACCGCTTGGGTCCCTGCTGCGAGGCACTGCCTCTCTCGCTCAAATGTTAGCCAAGAAAAAAGCCGGGCTCTCACCCCCGGCTTCGCTCTCACGGCAAACGTAAGTTAATTAAGCTGATAGCTTGCCGCAAGAAAAATGAGCAAACCAACAACGCCTCCTGTATCGAGGAATACAGGGCTGCCCTTAATCAGGTGGCGGGCACAACGATACCTTTCACCAAGAAAGCTGCGATGTATGCAGTTTTTTCGCCAGCGCTCATTGCAGCCCAACCAGCAGTGGTGAGGGCGCTGAGGGTTTTGGTGGGAGATGCAGGCAGGGTGGGAGCAAGAGCCAGCAGGCTGTCAAGCTGGGCCTTGGTGAAGGCAGCGGGAATGATGAAGGTGAAGCCATTGAGGCCACGAGCGCACAGCGTAATCGCGGACAGGACTTCATCAACTGCGGAAGCAGACTGCATACCACGCATGTTGGCGGTGGTGCGGAGGACGCCGGTAACGGTCATTGGATCAGGGGGTGGGCTCTGGCTGGAGTCTAGGTGCGCTGTTGGATCTGGACCGGCGCACCTACAGTCAGGCGACAATTCCCGCGAAAATGGAAAGGCGCACCTGGGACACGCCAATACGTGAAAGGTGGAATCCTGTCATCCACCAGTGCCTAAAGGGTATCGACTATCACAATGAGCTTTATTTTAAGACGGGGAACGCCTGGCATCTTGAGAAGGCTCAGCGCCTAAGAGAATACGTGATCGAGTTAAAAGAGATGATTAAGCAGGAGGAAGAATCGCAACTTGCGGGCTGAGTCCCCTACGAACACGACAGCAAGCTTTTTCTATTATGGATTCCTGAACCAGTCTTGGGTAATCGCTGCAATAGATCACGGCACTGGCAACCTGCAAACCGTGTATTCTGTTTAAGCTGCAAGACCTGAGAAAAATTTTAGTAACTTGATCAGGCGATACAGGAAGCCAGATGCAAATGTTTGGAACCAGCGCTAGCGGAATCTCGTAACGCAGGCCAAGCTTTCTAAGGCACGATTCCCAGCTCCTTAGCGAGTATATGATTTCATCCTCTCTTTGGACAAGAAACAAATGAGACTCGCTTGGCGATTCAGCGCAAAGAAATAACTGCTTGGCAATGGCTAAGTTTAATCGCTCCCAGGGATTCTTGAGCTTAATTGACTTACAAAGCAATCTTGTATTACAGTCGGTCAAGAAATCCAGTGAATCGGGATTTACCAATTTGCGGGGAAGCAGACTTGAAGCTACGACCTGCTTGAATTCATTAACTTGCATTCCAGTCTGATAGGGGGCATAACTACTTTATCCCAAAGCAGGAAAAGAGTCAAGGGCTGTAGGTAGTGTCGTAAACCTGCTGATTGCAGGCCGCCATGTGCCAAGGCATATCTCCCCTTTATGGTTTTTTGCGTTTTTGGGCGGCGTCCATGCGCTTAGAGATAGAGTTTGCCCAGCTCCTGCCAGCATCTCCACCCCAACCATCCCATGCTTGACGGCCCTTTCCGTACTCCTGCCAGCTACTGCCCTGCTTATCAACTTCGTGCCTTGTAAAATAGCTGACCATCCTATCAATCGTCTCTGGCGAAAGCTCCTGCCGATTGATCAGCTGCCTAGCACGGGCCAAGCCAACTGGCGTCATTCCGCGCTGCGACGCCGGCTTTTCAGACCGCTTCCTAAGCGCTCGACGAGCAGCCGCTGCAGCAGACTCTGGGGGCTTAAATGAAATGCCTTTGTAGAAGTCTTTTCCTCGGCGTGCCATGATCAGCCTCGTTTCACCGACTTTACGGATTGCAGCGCCTTCATTTCTTGGTCGATGAGCGCTTGCGCCCGCTCCATCCGAGCGCTGTCGGCCGTGATCTCCTGGGAAGCACGCAAAATCCGTAAATCATCCTGTGCCTGCCACACAGCGTTTTCCTGTTCCATCCTTCGCTTCTCTGCGGCGGTGAGGCGAATGGCTAAGTCTTTGGCTACGCCCACGCCACGCGAAGAACCAGAAGAAGATGCGCGAGGCTTTTTTGTTGGCGCTTTCTTCGATGGCGCTTTTTTCTGTGGCATTGTGGTCGTGCCTCTAATCTCTTGCCCGATTGTAGCGACGTGCTCTGCTGCCAGAGGCGAGCCTGAGTCTGTTGCCGCTTCCGTTTCTGGCTCTGTTTCTTGAAGGGTTTTCGCGTTTCAAGCTGCCGCTTGCCGTATGGCTCAGATCACCGCCGCCCTTACCATCAATCTTCCTGGCTCTACGCTCTGCCACAAGTGCTGCCCTGTACTTTTTGCGCTCGGGCGTCGAATGATACACCTTGTCGTAGGCAGCTTTCTTCTTGCGGGCTTCAGGATTGCTCGCGTAGAAGGCTGCTGTCCTTCGCTTGTTTTTGACGGGTTTGGGCGCCATGGCTCTCAAGAACGCTTCTTGCGCTTATGTTGATAGTTAATTCTTTTTGAGCTGGTCTTCTTGCGCTTAAACTTGCGCTTTTCTTTTTCAGATAGCTCACTCGCAGTTTTTGGTGTTTCCGCTGAAACTCTTTTTGATGGTCTGCAGGCGGGATAACTCCTGCGCCTCTCGCCCGTCTTGCGACCACAAGGCTTGCCGGTCTTCACGTCAATCCATTCTTCGGCAAACCACCTGCCAAGTCCGCCGCGTCCTCTCTTAACCATTGGATGACCTTGCGGTTTTGTATTTTCCACCTCGGCGTTTGTACTCACGCACTAGCCAGCCATTAGCGTAGGCACTTGGATAAACCTTGAACCTGCGCCTAGCCTCAGCCTTCACGCGAGAGTAAAGAGCCTTGTCGGTTGGAACATTTTTGGCCCTCACTTCTTCTTCCCCTTCTTCTTGCGAGTCTTTCCAGCCTTGCTGTAGGCCATGGCGACAGCCTGCTTAGCAGGACGACCCTCCTTGCGAAGCATGGAAATGTTTTCGGAGATTGTCTTCTGGGACTTCCCCTTCTTCATTGGCATGGCAGGTTCCGGCACTGCCCCAAGGGTAGGCGCAAAAAAAGAGGGACCCTTTCGGGGCCCCTCCCACTTTTCCTGCACAGATCTTAGCGTCCTTCGACGCTCCTTGCAAGGATCGAGTCAACATCGCCGCGAGCACGGGCTTCGCGCACCAGCTTGCGGGCCAGGGCCATGTCATTGCTCATAATCCGAGATGCCTCGGTAGCGTTGCTGCCGGTCTTGGTGAACGGGTTGGAGGTTGCAGGCATGGAAGACCTTGAGGTTGGCAGGCCAGAGCCACTTGCAACAATGCTCGGGAAGTAGATCGAATACTCGTCGTCCTTCTCGAAGTCAGAGATTGCACCAGCGACGTTCACTGGGTTTTCCTCAGGGCCATAAATCACCTCATGGCTGCCGTCAGCATTTTCAAGCAGGCGGAAGTTTCGCTTCTGAAGCTCGTACAGGTGATGGGGGCGCTTGCAGCCAGCCTTCTCCAGCTCTTGGATCACAACAGAGCGCTGGTACTCCTCAAGGCGTGCCTTGCGCTCCTGCTGCTTCTCCTTCTCGGTCTGCTGCAGCTTGCCGGAGAGCTTCTCAAGGTCGCGCTCCATCGCCGCCAGGCGGGCCTTGAGGGCCTCCTCGGCGCTGCTGGCGGGTGCGCCATCACCAGCAGGGGCTGCGGGAGGCACGGGGGCAGCAGGAGGGGCCGGGGGAGCTGGAGGGGCAGAGCGGCTGCCAAGTGCCTCGGCAATCTGATCCTCAATGTTCTCCGCATCGAGATCAATACCAGCAGCCTTCACTAGACGCTCCACACTCTTGCGCTTAGTGAGATCCGTAAGGAGACCGACCTTGGTGCGCTCAAGCGCCTGCAGCTTGCCTTCACTCTCCTGCAGCTTGCTCTCAGCCTCCTGCAGCTTGGCGAGCAGTTCTTCTGGGGTCAGGGCCACGAAGTCAGAATGAGACTATTCGGATTGTAGCTCAACCTTCAGGACTTTCGACAGCGCCTTCAGCAGGTTCACCTTCCAACGAGTTTCCAGCAGACTCTTCCATCAGGTTCTGGACCCTGATAGCTGGGCCACGCGCCGGGGATGGTGGCGGGGGCGCGAGGTCCGAACGGCGCTCATTGCCCGTCAGCCCCATCTTGCCAAGCAAGCTCTTGATGTTGAATCCGTGGATACCTTCAAACATCTCTCCGGCCTCAAGCATTTCAAGGAACAGGCCAACCGGGATCACCTCGGAATCCCTGTAGAGGGAGCTGAGGGCCATGACCTGCTGACTGTGAAGCTTGGCTGGAATGAAATTCTTGCTGATCGCAATTTCAATAACCGGATAATCATCAGGTCTGTAACCAGACGCATACCACAGGGCGCGATTCAGGCAGTCCTGCAAGGAGCCAACCAACACGGCAAGCTGCGAGTCTGACTGCGAACGATCAAGAAGCTTGGCGAAACCCGATTCAACTTGAGTCTTGCCGGGTGCAATTGCGATAGCTGCGAGCCGATCCATTGCACTTTCGATCCTTGCAAGCTCTTTCAATGTTGTCTCGGCGCCATCCATTCCAGGCGTCAGCATTCTAAATTTTGCTTGCTCATTTTGACTAAAAAGACTACGACCGGAGCCAGAATAGATTTCGTCGTCTGGACTAACGCCAGTACCCGTAAGCATTGGAGACGAATTCAGGTGAATCGTCTCGGACAGGTCAGAACAGGTTGCCCAATGATGCAAATTCAGGCGAGCGATGTCAAACAGCAGCGGCCTTGCGCGACAAAAAGCTTCTTCCTTGCCGCCATAGCATGGAACAAACGGAATGTAGTCGATTGACAGATAGCTCTCGTTACCAGGCGGCAGCTCGTACTCATTGGTATTGCTTGAAAGTTTTTTCTCGTAAATCCTGACACGAATGCGCTTAGGGGTTTCTTCGGACTCCGGTTCAGGGATGTCATATACAACAACTGTTGGCACGACCTGCTCAAAATGCTCATTCTCAAGGCTTGCACGCCTAATCTCAGACTTAATCCTCAGATACGTGACTCGCGTTTCATACGAGGTAATTCCGTTGATTGTTACGGGGCCATTATCATGTCGGCAATCAAGAATGTCATCGACCTTGATCACCGTAAAATACGGCCTCAGGTTCATTCTGCGCTGAGCCGCCCTGTCTTGTTCGGTGACACGAGGATAATCCGCCATAAGGCCAGCAATGCCACCATTCAACGCTTCGGTGAAAAGCATCTTGGTGAACGAAGTAACTGACTTGCCTTCAAGATTGACGTTCTTGAAAAACTTATTCCACCCCTCGGGCGCATCAGGTGGAACGATGACACCTTTTCGTAGCGCTGTACCTACAACAATATCAACATAGTGAGAGTAAAAAGATTCAAAGCATGACAAGGCTCTCGTCTTTCGCACGTCATAGCTGTCACTATGCTCTTGGTAGTCCTTTGGGATGTGATCATTGATTGCCTCGTTCAAGTAGAACTCAGGCAGGGTGCAAAACTTGATCGGAAGTATTCTTGATACCTGCTCGGCTTGATCAATTGAGTAAGCATCGACATCCGTTACAGACGAGTAGACCGTCTCCGTATCGGGATCCCGACGCTCAAAAGGTGTCGGCAGATCGTCCGCACTTAAAACAATGGAATTTGGAACGTCGATCACGGAATCAGATCACCAACCTCGTTGAATCTTAGCCGCAGCACGAAGCCCCCTGATTGCTCAGGAGGCCCCCAATGGCATTGCAGCAGCTCTTGTCGTTTGGCCCCCGCCGAAGTTTGAACTACTGGTGCTGCCAAATCTTATCAGCGCCAACGACCTCCATGGCTGGTTCTTGCACCAGCCCTCGGGAATACCTGCCAGATCAGATACCTGAGAGCGTCGCCAGCGTGTGAGTAATCAGTTGCGCCACCCTTGGATGGCTTCAGAGTCTTGGAGTCATACGACCATCTTTCGGCTGAGCTGATTGTGTTATGGCAGTTCGTTGGATTCAGCAAGACCAGCCCACGGTGCATGTGAACATTCGCGTGGGCCAGCGTTTCAGCGACAGGAGGATTTCTGCGCTCAGCGACAACCTGCACGCCAGCCGATCTGAGAATTTCGTGGTCGCTCTGGGTGGAAGATGTTGAATCGTGCGAGCCGCTGGCATCTGGATAACAGGTGATCAAACCCTTTGCCAGGTGGAACGGATAGGTTTTTTGCAAATGAGCGACAAGCCCAAAAGTGTCATTGACCTTGGACTCGGCAAAACAGTGAAGCTGTTGACCTTTCTGGCCTGGCCTCACAACACCGTAAACCGCATGACACTGACCAACGTTGAAGTCAGCGCCAAATACAATTCTCTCACCACGTTCTGGCAGGAACACGCCAGTCGTGTGCCGATCTCTATTGAATTCGTAAAAGACCGTTGCAGATTCAAGGTTGACAAATTCGCCATTAAGATATGCCTTGATAAGCTGCGGATGATACTTGGTTTTGAGATCTTCAACAAAACCGGGATCAAGATATGGGTTATCCTCTGACCTCCCTCGATACAGCTTTTTATTGTCGGCTTTTTGTTCTTCAAAAAAGGTGTACATCCAGCCATAGCCCTCTGGCGTAGAACCGGCAACAATCTGAGGACAGTTGCCAACACGAACGCGACCTTGCAGTTTAATCATTGCTTTCTCTGCAAGCTCTTGCCTTGTCGTATCTGTCTCGTCAGAAGCAATAGAAGCTGCGTTTACACCAATCAGGCGCTCAAAGTTCTCCATTGAGCGCAACAGAACTGGAGTTTCACCGCCTGGAAGCAAAAGCTTATACACAGGTCTAGGTGAAACCCTGAAAGTGTAGGGGACACCATACCTCTCAAGAAGCTCGTTCCATTTAGGAAGTGCAACGTCGTCAATCAGTGGTATAGTTGGCTCAAGGAAGAGGTGGGTGAAGCCTTGGGACCTGAAACAAAGCAGCAACTGCTTAATTACCAGGGAGTGCGTTTTACCAGAGTTGTGGTGCAGAATGCCGTGGGCTTCGTAATGGTTCCAAACTGGAACGTGTAGGTCATAGAAGTCGTCTGTACGAACATACTCCACCTCTTCCACGCGTGACCAGTTATAGTGGGAAGTCCTAGAGCTTTCTGACCATGGCTGATCGGGTGTCATCCCAAGAGCGCTGGATAATTGCCGATCTTCACAGGCAGTATCACGTACAGCAATCAGAGATCCTGGCTTCAGGCGGCTTAATTCCTGCCAGCCAAACGGCGTCAGAAAACGGTGGGCTTTGGTTACCAGAACTTGTTGTCCTGATGAAGTCCGAACCCGAAAAAGTGGAGCAACTCCTTTCTTGTAGGCCGGAGTCGCCCATGCTGGACCAGCAAGGGTCTGAACACGAACTGGCTGCTTAGTTAGCTCTTTTATGGGTGTGCCATTGATGATCGTCTCACCAGCGACACACCCATAGCCTCCGCAAAAACCAACGTACTTGTGGTCAAAGTCACATACAAAATCTCTCTGATACGGAAGTAGATCGTTAACCATGCGAGCTTCTGCCGCATGTACGTCAAAAGCGCTGTTCGACTTCTTTCTCAGCTTCTGCAGCAGGGAGGGGTCTGACAGCAGGCCCAGGCCCCTGATGGATGCACGGTCTGCGTAAGCGTTCGCCTTTGTCCTTGCTGGCACTTCTCAATAAATCAGTGGCACAGTTTAGCCGTTCCCCTCTTGAATAAACAGGTTGCACTGATTAGCATAGAAGACTCCAAACTCAAGCGGCTCAGGAAAATCAAAAGAGCACGGGTTCGGATGGGTCTCGGTTACGCGAGCTTTTCTGTGCTTACACTTTGAGCAACTTTTGTTACCTCTCTTGGAAGCCCTCTCAATCTCTGGAAAGAAGTCTGAATATGATTGACCGACCCTGATCTGTTGGACCATCTGCCTTGTCGTGCCAATCCTGCGTGCCATTTCAGAGTTGTTATATGGCTCGGCAAGGATCTGATAGATCTGCTCATCAGAGAACCTTCGCGGACAGATCTTTGACATGGTTTAGGTGGAAAGCGCGGCAGCAAGAAACCCCGGCAACGCCGAGGCAGTGTTTGAGCCCCGAGGCGACCCCAGGCGGGCTGGAGGCGTTCAGGCGGCCTGGTGGCGTTCCATCGGGAGGACCCGGCCTTGCTGGGCCTGTGGCGGCCCCCAGCGGAACTCAATCCCTCCCATTCTCATGCTGTAGATCCTGCCATTCTCGATCATGTCCTTCAGATTGTTGTAATCGACAATCTTCAGCGAATCGGACAGGCTATTCAGCAGCCTCAGCGCCTCAAGCTGGTTGTTGAGCTGGATGAAGGCTGGTGGTGCCATACCAATTTCTTCCATTGCCTCAATAAGACCACTCACGCAACCTTCAAGGTAGTCAGAGTCAGACTGAGAGCCGGGAACAAGAATGTCAAGAGCACGACTTTTGGTAATCTGTTTTACCGATAAGTCCTCACTGAGCAAAATGATTTTGTCGTTGTCATCAATCTCTTTTGCCGAGACTTCTTCAATCGTGAAGTTAACGGGTGGGAGACACAGTGGTTGATGAACAATCCGTGATAGATCTTGATTTTCTTCAGCAACGACAATAAAGGGGCGCTGCTGAATTGGCTCAATCCTAAAAGCTTGCATTTTAAGTAATTTGTTGATGTGGGTCTTTATCGCAGGGGCGGACAGCAATCACCTTGTAGCGTTTGCCGCTAGTGCCCCTGATGAATTCCATGTAGTGATCTGCGTTTACGCGAATGTCTCGCGTGCGCTGAGGATCAATCTGGATTGTTATCCAATAATCGGCCATGGCTAAGGTTTAGGTTTTGAACGCTTGGTGGCGCAGAGAGCTGCTGCCGCATTATCCATGCTGTTGCAGCTTTCTGGCTCATCCATGCCTGCAGAAGCTGCTTGCACAGACTCTGAGGTGCCGCAACATCAGAAGTTCCTTCGATGACCCTCCCCATCCTTTCAAGCTCAAACTGTTGCGAGGTTGAAAGAGACAGGGGTTCCATTTCAGTTCAGGCCGATCTGACTGCGAAACTTGGGGCGATTTGCTAGGGACGCCATAACTTCAGCTTTCGCTGACTTGCTGGCCTCCTCAACAGCTTGCTTCATCGCTGAAGCTCTGCTGACAAATTCAATTCGCCTTTCAATCTCCTCCCGCTCCTGGGTTTCTTTGGCTGCAATGCTTGTCATCACGCTACTGCTGAGCCAGCACAAAGATGCAATTGCTGCAAGTTTGTTGCCAGCTACAACGCCAGCACCCAAGCAAATAATTGAGACGATAGAAAGCCAGCCAGCGGTAACAGTTGCTGCTGTTTTACCTTGTCTTTGTTTTTTGAGATCTTCAAGAATCTCTTCCGGTGTCTGCTCCAAGGCAGGTACTCCGAGGGACTGGGACAGGTTAATGCAAAAAACCGCTTTCAACAGCACTCCAGCTGTCTTCATAGGATCTCGTATGAGTCTGGCCGCAAGACCGTAAAGGTCTGTAGCTCGTAAAGTGCGATTTTCAAATCGCCAGCCATGCACTCCAAGCGATCCTGAATTCTGCGAAAGCGATGGGCCTGCATTATGTCGGCAGACTCGACCTTCCGATTGATACGATTCTTAAGGTTCTCAAAGCGAGAAACAACAAGCATGTCAAGTGGCGAAGAAATCTTGCAACCAGATGCCGAACGCACCTCAATAGGCCTCCTCCACTGACACCTGCAACGAGACACTTGCCCGTTTTCAAACTCCAAAATAGTAAAGTCCTCCAACTTGTTTTCCATTGGCTTGCCATCCAAGAAAGCAGTGCCAATACCAGTTTCGGTATCAATCTCAAAGCAGTTTTTGATTTGGACTCCATCGCCGTCAAAAACGGAAATGCAAGGGAGGCAGGTTTCGGCAAAAAGAAACATTGCTGGTTAGTGGGTTGGTGGAGTTGCCAGGCGATCAAGCCATTGGCCTGTAAAAACAAAATTGTTCAGTCGTGCCTCGGTGCCAAACCTTTTGGCGACTGCACGGCTTTTTTCAAGACAGGCTTCACAAGCTTGTTCGCAGAGATTCGGGCAAAAGAACTCGATTGCGACATCTTCAAGAATTGGACGGCTGCTCACTGAAGGCACTCTTGCTGTTCGCTTGCCAGAGTAGCAGGCTTTTTCCAGGCAGAGGAGTGAGCCCAATACTCACCAGATCTTACACCCCTCCAATTCATAAGAAAACCATCGTGCTTGCCCCATAGGATCATTCCCTGCAAGTCTGCGTCGTCTTGGGTGGGGAGCCTGTTGTTGATCCAGAGTGCCATGGCGGGTAGGCGCAGGATGCAGAAACAGTAGGGGCGGGCTAGTAGGTGGTCAAGCTTGGCCGCACTCGACATAACCTGACGGTCAGGGGACCGCCACCTGTTGACAGATCAGTGAAAATCGCTTACACTCGCAATACGGCGGTACAAAGCCGTCACCGACCAACAGCCAATGATTGCACTTAAGACCACGTTCACCGATCTCCAACTTCCCGAGGAAAGCAATGCACTCCTGCAGCAAGCGATGTCTGAACTTGAAGCCGATGAAGCTCAGGGGGCGAAAAAGGTGATCAAGGATCGCCTGCTTGAAATCAAGCGTCTTGAATTCTTGCTTGCCAAAGCCAAGGCTGATCTTGCTGAGCTTCTGCAACGCGACCAGACCGAAATCCTGATGCTTCAGGGCTGATGGCTGTCATCTGCTCGAACGACTCGCAGGGCTTCTTGCTTGCGGATGGAGAAAAACTTGCTGTTAGCTTTCCGGCTTCAGGGCACATGTTTCTCGTTCCAGGTTACTACCCCGTAAGTTTTTCTATCAACACGGATAACACTGAAATTACTGCCTATGGAGATCGGTTCCCTCGCCACATGCCTGTTCGAGAAAGCATTGAAATCAGCATCTCTGGGCATGGGCCTATTCAGGCCATCCGATTTGAGGAGGGCATGAAGCTGTTCAGAAATGCAGATTCAATGTCTGTTAATGAGCTGCTCGCTGTAGCCTA